AACTGTTGCCGCCCCTAGCTACTCCTATCTTACACCTACTGCCGATCAAGAGATCCAAGCTTTACCTGAAACAAAAGCAACAGTAGCTGGTTTTCAACAGGCAGGTACAGCCTCTCAAGCTCAAGCCCCTATTACACCGACTGCTGCCACTATGACAGCTGTTACTGCTGCACCTGCCGTACAAGCTGCTACTCAAGATATTAAAGCTGTTACAGGAGAAGTAAGCCAACAAGCACAGGTACAAGCTGCACAGCAAGATGAATCAGCAGTATCTAATCTGCAAGCGGCCCAAGGTGCTGCTGTAATGATGAACAACCCAGTTCAAAGGCAGATCCAAACTGGTGAGCTTATCTCTGGTGCAGCTGATGCACAGACTGCTGCTCAATTCTCTGAACAGATCCAAGCGGCTCAGGCTACACCGTCTACTCAAGCTACTGTACAAGGTCAGTTAGACAACCTTATGCAGGACTTCCAGGGTGGTCAGACACCGTCATGGGCTGCTGGTGCTCTTCGTAATGCTACTGCACAGATGGCAGCTAGAGGTCTTGGTGCATCTTCAATGGCTGGTCAGGCACTTGTTCAAGCTGCAATGGAAGCTGCATTACCTATTGCTCAAGCAGATGCACAAACTATGGCTCAGTTTGAGATTCAGAACTTGTCAAATAGACAACAACGTGCTATGCTTGCAGCACAACAACGTGCTCAGTTTATCGGACAAGAGTTTGATCAAGAATTCCAAGCACGTGTAGCTAACTCTGCACGTATTGGTGACATTGCTAACATGAACTTTACTGCAGAGCAGAACATCGCTCTAGAGAACTCTCGTGCAGCTAACACTATGAACTTGAATAATCTGTCTAATGCTCAAGCAATGGTTATGGCTGAAGCTGCTGCACTTGCTAACTTGGATATGGCTAACCTAAATAATAGACAACAGGCAGCAGTACAGAATGCTCAGGCTTTCCTCGGTATGGACATGACTAACCTGAACAACGAACAGCAGACTTCTTTGTTTAGGGCACAACAGAATATACAGGCACTCTTTACTGATCAAGCTGCACAGAATGCTGCTGCACAGTTTAATGCTGCATCTGAAAACCAAACAAACCAATTCTTTGCTGACCTACAGGTTAACGTCTCTAAGTTTAATGCTGACCAAGCTAATGCCATTAAACAGTTTGATGTGAATGCTGCAAATGCTACCTACCAGTTTAACGTAGCACAAGACAACGCTATGAAACAATTCATGGTATCAAACAACTTGGTCGTTGCTCAAGCTAATGCTAAGTGGAGACAGACAGCTGCTACTCTAAACCAAGAAGCTGCTAACGAAAGAGCTTTGTATGTAGCTAAAGAACAGAATGCTTTAACACAGGCAGAGCTAGATGAGATCTGGCAGCGTGAACGTGATGAGATGGACTACGTGTTTAATGCTTACCAGAATGACCAAGATAGAGCTAATGCTGTCGTTTTAGCAAAGCTTGCTGGTGATGCAACAATGGACGCAGCTAAACTACAGGCTGAAATAGGTGCTAACGCAGAGATTGGTAAAGCATTATTTAACTGGCTCTTCTAAAGGAAAATTATAATGGCTTTTACTGGTGACTATTACACTAAGTATGACGAACTAGATCGGTTCGCTAAACAACAGCTCGAAGGAAAAAGGGCTGGGGAATCCTCACGTGATCGAACAAAGAAAATGATAGGTCTTGGCCAGAGCTATGCTGATATGACCACCGAAATGTCTCAGTCAAGTGCCGCTGGTGTTAGGCGTATCTACGACAGAGTAGACATTAGTCAGAATAGACCTGATCAAGAATTAGACCCTAACTTGGGTATGGCATCTTGGGTTCAAGCTATTGAGGAAGACACAAGAGAGAGTGCCCGTGATGTCGGTGAGGAAAAACCGAAGGGTTCTGTCTCTTATGTAGACTTCGATGAAGGTATGATACAGACTGCTATAGATGCTTTGGCAGATGTTGAGAGCAGAGGTAGTGGTGACTACAACGCTGTTGGTGATGTCGTTAAGTCAGGTATGTACAAGGGTCAAAGAGCCTACGGTAAGTACCAAGTTATGGCTGGCAACATTGGGCCTTGGACTGAGAAGTACTACGGTACACGTTTGACACCCCAACAATTCCTCAAGAACACTGAGGCACAAGACACAGTAGTAGAAAACATACTGATGGAAAACTGGCAGAAGTATGGCACTATCGAGGATGCAGTCTCTGTCTGGTTTACTGGAAGACCTATCTCAAAGAAGAGCCAACAGGCTTCTGATGGTTCTATCACTGGGGCTGAATACCTGACTAGATGGAACCAAAGCTTTACCAGAAGACGTGACGAGGAATTAGGAGAACTCTAAATGGAATTTAACGGACCTATACCAGGGCAATCCCTAACAAAGACACCTCGTAACGCACCTTATGAGAGACCACCAGAGATAGCTGAACCTAATGATGCAATCATCTGGCATATGCGTCGTCTTGTAGAACCAGAGAGACTAGACAATCTCCTCTTTACACTTGAGTACGGTGTACCAGTAAAGCATATCACACAGTCTTTGCTGACTGTTGCAGTGGCTAAAGGTATCCACAACATTGATGTCAGCTTGATTATTGCACCAGTGATCCACAAGTTTATTGCATCTACTGCCGAAGAAGCTGGTGTTAATTTCATCCATGACTTCGAGAATAAAGAAATGAAAGAGGCCGACGAGAGACGCAAGGTTCTTATTCTCCTTGAGAAGGCTATGGCTGAGACACCTAAAGAAGAGCAAGACGCTGGTTACGAGATGATGGGCGAGCTTGCAGAGGCAGTTCCAGCGATGGATATCGAACAGGAAACTCAGGGTGATATCTCCCCAGAAGTAGAAGAAGCAGCTTCTGAAGTAGAGGCAGCACCACAACGTGGTCTAATGGCTAGAGGGTAACAACATGGCTTTATCTCCTTTAATTATGGCTGGTGGTTTCGCTAAAGCTTATAACGATGACGTAGAAGAAAAGAAAGCACAGGTCGCTGAGATCAACGCATTTAAACGTAAGTGGTTGTTTGAGACTGGTATGCAAAATATCCAGAACAGACGTGCTCAACGTGCTGAGGCTGCTGGTCGTGTTACTGCAGCTAAACAGCGTGGGTTTTCTGACAAGGTTGCTATGGCCCTAGAGAAGACAGGACAACTTGCAAACGTCCTAGAGGAAACCAAGGATGCAACTAAGATCCCGCCAAAGTATATTGAGGCTTTGTCAGCTACTGTCACTAAGCAGCTTGAGAAGGACCAAGACTTAGCTGAAGCCGTTAAGAAGGGTCTTATGAGTGGTAGCTATACAAATGACTCTGAGATGGCTATGGGTCTTATTGATTCTATGGGTGACTTAGATAAACTGCAAGAGCAATACCTAAAGACAATACCAGCTGGTGGCGGTGTCCCTGTTAGGAGTATCAAGTACACTAACAAAGGTGCTGTAAGTTTGGCAGATAGAAAGTCTATCGCTACTCAGTTGGCTGGTTCATTGAACACTATGTATGCGAATAGCTTCACTGTGGATTCCTTTGGTAACGTTACGTTTACTCGGAATGCAAAACCAGAAGTTCAAGTTCTATTCAATAATTTAACTAAGAAGGCTATTGATCTTGCTGAAGATCCAAGTAACAGCTTTAGCCCAGTGTCTGCAGTGAATACTCTTGTTGGTGCTATCGAAGGAAGCCAAGGTGTCCAGCCTACTATTGTTCTTGAAAAAATAGATGAAGCCTTAACAACACCTGAGTTTACGTGGGAACCTTTTAAGACACAACCTGGTGATGGTGGTAACGCTGGAAACAATAATCCTATTAACGACTAAGGTGAAGCATGAGTTATCTAGAAAATGCTGAAGGTAAGTACTTCAATGAACTACTCGACAACGAAGAGTTTCAGCAAGACTTGAAGGCTTTCTTCTCTGGTGGTCGGTACAACTATACCTCAGAGCAATTAGAAGACACTGCTCAACTGGCAGACGACTTTGCTGCACACATGCGCTGGCAGTCTACCAATGAGGCTACTGCTGTTAAAGACCTATTGTACATCCAGAAGCCAGATGAGGAAGTTTCACGAGACGGTAAGGAAGCCTTTGGCAAACTTATGCTCGCCTTTGATGTGTCTGAAGGCGGTGGTACTGGTAGGCTTGAGGGGGCTTGGGATTACCTGTCGGCTTTTGCTGCATCTCCTTCGACAGCTGTAACTGTAGGCACCTTTGGTTTTGGTGTAGGATCTAAGATTGCAGCTAAGGCTGCTGGTGCCGCTACTCAAATGGGTATCAGAGCTACTGCTAACAGACTACTAGCTCAGGGTCTGACTAAACAGGCTGTAAAGGACACCTTAAAGAAGAGTGTAACCAAAGAAGGTCTTAAGGCTGGTGTTATATCTTTTGTAGGTGAGGGTTTAACAGGTGGTGTATCCTCTGGTGCTCAAGGTGAGACACGAGAGATTGCGTCAGAAATTAACCCAGAGTTACCAGAGTATGAATACGGTCTGGCTGATCTAGCCGTAGACGCAGCCATTGACGGTACTCTTGGTTCAGTGCTAGGTGGTTTCGGTGGGGCTTGGACACAGTCAACTAAAAACAAAGCTGCTGATGCTATCGTAGATCAAGCTAAGAAAGCAAGTGATCAGGCTAGGGTAGCGGCGAGGGCAGCCCTAGATACTATTAACGGAAGTAATCTATCTGACGATATGGTCAATGACACTATGGGTGACATCGTAGAATTAGCCCAGTTGTTTAGAGCTAGAGAAGCTGGTAGAAGACTTGAGCCGCTAGATGCTTCTTCTGTTGATGAAGGTAGAAGACTCTTTGACCGTATGCTTGATGAAAGAGCCAACGAACTAATCTCTCCTGGTCTTGATATGAATACCGTTAGAGGGATTGCAGCAGCCAGCATCAAGCTAAAAGAGACACTAAGGATAAGACCAGGTGAACGTGTCAGTTCAGCAATCGCAAGAGGTATCACAGACGGGACTATCCAAGCGGATCAGATAACAAGTATCCGTAGAGAGTTTAATTTATCTGCTGAAGAGATGTCGTACCTCTGGTTGGCTGAGTTGTCTAAAGCTGGTAAAGTTCTTGCTGAAGGTTCTACGCTTAAGAAAGCACTGCAGACAGACCTTGATATTATAGCAAGCAGTGGTGCCTCTGTATTTACTGGTGACGAAGTTGGTGAAGTCCTAGGTAGATTCGAAAGAGGCGGGATCTATAGTCGTCTACAAGAGTTAGACCAAACTCGTATTGCATTCATGACATCACAGGTAGGTACTACGATAGCTAACGTTGCCACTGGTAGTTATAACGTCTTGGTGGACATGTCTGACTCCTTCTGGAAAGATGTCTTAGATTCCACCGTAGGTACTAAGATGCCAGACGGTACTGTTCAAAGACAGTGGACTAATAGAACTTTATCGGTTCTTAAAGGTTTCACAGTAAATAGAAAAGAGTCAGAGATACTTGGGTCTATGCTCCTTGAGGATGCACCTACGAAGTTCACTGAGCTATTCTACGAGACACAACGTGCTGGTGACCTAACCAAATCAAGTAGTCTTTTAAATAGGTCTGCTAGGTTTGTGAACACCTTGAACATGGCTACTGACGCAGTGTTTAAGCAAGGTGCATTCTATGGTGCATTTGATAGACGACTGAGAGAACTTAACAACCCTGCTCTAGGGACAACCTTTGGTGAGTACCTACAGAAACACACTGACCTTGAAGCAGCTAGACAGGCTGGTGTTGTGGACTATGCAACTGACTACGCAAAACGCTTTACCTTCCAGCGTGATTACAAAGGGGATAAATCTCTCTTTGGACAGGTAGCTAAAGAAACACAAAAGTTTCACCGTAAGCTTCCGTTCGTAGTCTCCGAAGGTCTAGGTATTCCTTTTCCTAGGTATGTGGCCAACCACCTAGAATATGTCAATGACTACACACCTATCGGTATCATGACTGGTGGTTTAGATCAGCTTGAAAAAATGCTTTATAAGCAAGACGAAAAGGCTATCACTCTTGTAGGTGACCAGTTTAAGACTGGTAAAGACCGTATCGCTAGGCAGATGACTGGTGCCATGCTTACAATGGGTGGTGTCTGGGCAGCTTCTGAGAAGAACGGTGAGATAGACTACGACAAGATTGTTGTATCTACTGGTGCAGAAGTAGGCGTAGGACGTACAGCTGGTCCTTGGGCTGCAAACCAACTGATTGGTGACCTTATCTGGCGGTCAGGTATACTTGGTAACGAACCACTTCCTATTAATGCTGAGTCATTTAAAGGTAATGTAGGTGAAGTCCTCGCAGGTATGGGTGACCTAGGCTTTGAAGGAGGTCTGGTAAAAGATCTTGCAAGCTCTATCGAGAGTGGTGAGTTCTCTGAAGCAGCTTACAAGAGACTTGGTAACATCGTAGCTACCTTTACGTACCCTGCCACTATTGCAAGAGATGTTGGTGGTCAGCTGTCTGAACCTAGCAGAGGAACCCCTTATGTAAGAGATGTAAGAGGATCTGAAACAACTGGTGATAGAAACTTCTTAGAGGAGATAGCTGGGCAAGGTGTCTTTAGAAACCAAGCTCTTCGTTTCCTGATGGACTCACAGAGTATAGGTGTGGCCCAGACTAAGAGAGGGACTAACCAAGACCTGAAGTTGTACTCTCCGTTTAATCCTACACCTGTTGGGGGATACAACCCTATCACAAAACAGTTCGGTTTTACTGAGGAGCCACCAAGCACTGAGCTACAAAAAGAAATGAATGTACTTGGTTTAGAGGAATACAAACTCTATGGTAACACCAAGACACCTAATGCTTCTGTTGACTATGCTGTAAGGAAATTACTAGCTAGAGGTATGGATGGCTACCCCTCTATGGCTCAAGAGTTTAAAACATGGAAGAAAACATATACTCTAAGCACAGAAAACGAATTTGCTGGTAGAACCTACGATGAGTTAGGGGACGACTACGAGTTAAAGAAGATTGCCTTAGAAGACTTTGTCAACAGCAGGGTAAAAGAAGCACAGGGTTATATAACTGACGCTTTTGATCAGATGCTTGAGACAGATGCTGGTAGGCGTAAGGCTTCTGGATATGTTCGTAACATGTATGTTCTCAAGGAAGCACGTCTTAAGTCAAGCAAGGGTAGAGACTTTGATGACCTTGTGAAGATCATGACCAAAGGTGAGGGAGACTATAAGACTGCAAGAGACTACATACTAGACTCATCCAGTGTAGAGGAAGAACTCGCTAGACGTACTCGGATTATGCAGTATGCTGATGAGAACACTAACTTCTCTACAGATATTTACCCAGAGCAAAGACTCTCTAAATAAAAAGAACCCCCAGTGATCTGCTGGGGGTTTAGTCTGTAAAGTTTATTTAGTCTTTTTAACTTCAAGCATCCTGTCTCGATACTTGAAGGCTTCGTCTACAATCTCGTCAGACCGTAGGAACTTACCAGATGCAATCAAACCAGACAGAGCGCATCCAGCAAAGTAATCCCCAAGCTGGACTTCACCAGGGGGAGTTACCTCTTTATCTTTCTTTAGGAACTCTTGGGCTTCTTGCTCAAGGGTTTTCTTTTTTGGTGGCCTACCTCTTGGTCTTTTAGGCTTCTGCTCCATAGGCACCTCACTTCTTAGATTGTTGTTGGATCAAGGCTTGCAGATACCAGTTAGCTTTCTTTAAGTCTTCTAGTCCATTTTTATAACGCCAACGGTGTTGGTACTTAGCGATGTTACCTCTTAGGTATCCAATGTATTCCTCATCAGTTAAGAAGTCTTTGATATACTCAATACATTCAATCCTTCCTTGACCATAGTGAGAAGGGTTATTGACATTGTCATTGGCTGCAGTCTTCATAGCTAGTTCCTTTCTACCGAGTTGTTCTAGTAGGTTTCCTACATCCTCGTAACACTCTCCACATACACCATCATCATCAAGAAGGCTACCACAAACACTACACTTCATAGACCCTCCTTCATAAACACTTTAACCCACTCAGCACAGATACCACTGCGAACAATATCCTCTACACCAAACTCGACAATAGGAATATCTAGCATGTGCTTCTTAGCTAAGTGAATAACTTTAGATAGACCATCAGCTTCCTTTAGGTCAGACTGTTGGACATCACCGTTGAGAACAATTTTACTACCATCGCCTACCCTTGTCAATAACATCTTTAACTCATGGGTTGTAATGTTCTGAGTCTCATCAACGATAATGAAAGCATTCTCAAAGCTACGTCCCCGCATAAGTGCAAGAGGTGCCATCTCGATGTTACCATTCTTGATAGCTGTCTCTACCGCACCTTTACCTAAGTGTTTAGTGAGAACATCTAGAACAGGTAAAGCCCAAGGGTAAGTCTTTTCCTCCAGTGTGCCTGGTAGATACCCGATGTCTTTACCAACAGCGATATGTGGTCTAGTGATCACGATCTTGTCGATCTCTTTTAGAGTATACAGGTCAGACGCAAAGGTAGCTGTCACGTATGTCTTACCTGTACCTGCTGGACCTAAGATGAACACTTGGTCATGTGTCTTCATGTAGTCCCACAGGTCACGCTGATTGTTTGTACGTGGGGTAAAACCTGATGTAGGTTTGTTATCTGCACCTTTATATTTAGTCACTCTGCGTGTACGAGATTGCTTCTTTGGTGGTTCAAAGGTGTCAGCTTTCATGGTTCTCTAGGTGCTCCTTAAGCTCTGTGTATCCACCGATATGGTTTCCTTGTGGATCAAACACTTGTGGTACTGTAGTGTAACCTGCTTGTTTGATTAAAGTCAACAACCACTTACTGCTAGGCTCTTGTACATTATATGTGACAAACGAAAAGCCCTTACCTTTCAGAAGAGCTTTAGCTGTATCACAGAAGTTGCATTGATTTCTGGTAATGATTACCCACATTCTTAGCCTTGACCTCTGCTGTGTTTAAATGAACGCTTCTTAGACTTATTCATACTAGACATCTTGATGCTACGCTAAGTCTGACCCTG